ATATTCTTTATACTATAATAGGAGAAAAAAAAGAAGAATTAATTTAATTAGAATAGGCGAGACCACCCATACCTGAAAGAATACGAAGAACATTATAATTAGTAGCATATACATAAAGAGTTGATTTAGTACTATCATAAGTTTTTCCTAAACCAGTAGCATTATAAACACCTAATTGAAGAATTGCAGTATCAATACGAGACATATTAAGAGTTCCAGATGGTTGATGTTCTTCAGGTTTTAATGCAAATGAATAGACATTAATACCTGCATTAGTTGGTATATTCTCATGATGTTGATATGGTTGAACGATATTAAAATATGTACCATCACGAGTAGCGAAACGATCATTGCCATTTAATAATAATTTAGCAGAACTGACAGGATTTGCAGGAGCTAATAGTTCATTATAATTTCCAATAACTCCATTAAAACTTAATTTATTTTTTAAACTAGTTGTTGTATTATCACCAACAACTACATTACCTACAACAGTAGTATAATTAAACCAGTTATTAACATTATTTTCACTATTAGTTAAAAACCATATTAATTCTTTGCAAGGATGATTGAAATTAAGTTTAATTTTTGGACTAGTAGAAGTAGAAACACTTTCTTCACCAGTGAATTGAAGTTGTTCAATAAGATATTCATGAGTTAATTGAGCGAATTTTCGACGTTCATCAGTATCTAAAAAGATATAATCAACCCATAGAGAAGCAGTGAAAGATGGTTTACCACCACCGGAAACTGATTTACATTTAGCTTCAGTCTCGAAATTAATATTAATTTTAACTTCATGATATTGAAGAGCGATTAAGGGAAGAGCAAGACCGATGTTGCGACAGAACCAGAATTCAAGAGGAATATATAAAGTTGATTTAATATTAGTTCCAACAGTACCACCATAAGCACCAACCATATCATTCCATCCATCACGTTTGCTGACTGGAAGAGTAAGTTCATTCCAAATATAAAGCCAATGAGCATAATGACGGTCAATTCGTTGACCACCAATTTCAAGTTCGACATAATTGAGGATACGTAATCCAAAATATTTACAATAATTATCAGCAGCAGTTAATCTTAATTGAAGATAAACACGATTAATTAAATCACCATTGCGGGATATTTGACAAGTAACACGAGAATTAAAATCAGGAGTTCCATTAAAAGTTTGTTCGATTGCCTCAATTGAGAAATTAGTATGGCGTTTATAAACAGACTTGAAGAAAGTAATTTGTGGATTACCAGTTAAATAGACATCTTGAGCTCCATAAGCGACAAGTTGAAGAAGACCACCACCCATTTATGCTATATTCTTTATACTATAATAGGAGAAAAAAAAGAAGAATTAATTTAATTAGAATAGGCGAGACCACCCATACCTGAAAGAATACGAAGAACATTATAATTAACAGCGTAGATATGTATTGATCCATTTGCACTAGAACCATTTAATACAGATAAAACAGCAGTATCGATACGAGACATATTAAGAGTTCCAGAAGGTTGATGGTCTTCTGGTTTTAATGCAAATGAATATACGTTAATTCCGCAATTTGCAGGAATATTTGTATGATGTTGATATGGTTGAACATAATTAAAATAGGTTCCATCGCGTTCAGCAAATCGATCATTTCCATTTAATTGGAGAAGACATTTAGTAAATGGATTAATAGCTTCATTATTAAAACCAGGTTCTACATTATATACAATCTTTTTTAAGAAATCACCAGCTGTATTCGCCGGATCAGTAAATTCATGAATAGTATTATCAAGTGATTGTGTAGATCCTCCATATACATAATTACCAGCTGCAAATGTCTTATTTTCCTTCATTGTATAATTATACCATTGAGTTACATTCGCATTTCCTGAAAATTTTCCAACCCATACTAATTCTTTACACGGATGATTAAAATTTAATTTAACACGTGTTGATGTATTACCTGAAATTGATTCACCACCAGTGAATTGAAGTTGTTCAATAAGATATTCATGAGTTAATTGAGCGAATTTTCGACGTTCATCAGTATCTAAAAAGATATAATCAACCCAGAGATTAACATTAGATAAAGTAGATACGGTTTGTGGTGCTTCGGTATTAACACCATTTAATTTATACATACAATTATTAACATTTTCGAATTCAATCTTAATTTTAACTTCATGATATTGAAGAGCGATTAATGGAAGAGCAAGACCAATATTGCGACAGAACCAGAATTCAAGAGGGATATATAAAGTAGTTCCAGATTTAGTTATATCACTATCAGCACCAACCATGTATTCCCATGCGGAACGTTTACCAATTGGAAGGGAAAGTTCATTCCATATATATAACCAATCAGCATAATGTTTATCGATTTGTTGACCGCCAATTTCAATTGAAACGGATTTTAATAATCGAAGACCGATATAATTAACATATAAATCATTATTACTACAAGCCGGAAGTTGTACTTGAAGATAAGCACGATGTATTAAATCGCCATTACGAGAAATTTGACAATAAACAGTATTTCCAAAACCAGAAGCACCAGAGAAAGTTTGTTGAATAGCTTCCATAGCGAAATTAGTATGACGTTTATAGACAACTTTGAAGAAAGTAATTTGTGGATTACCAGTTAAATAAACATCTTGAGCTCCATAAGCGACAAGTTGAAGAAGACCACCACCCATTTATGCTATATTCTTTATACTATAATAGGAGAAAAAAAGAAATCTTATTTAACTATATAAAAACATATTTATTAACATTTAATATTATTAGAAAAATGTTTAAAGATAAAACATCAAAGAAGCGTGTTCATTATAATAAGGATTTATCAACATTAGATGCAATGCATAAAAAAGTAGTGAATGAATATTCGATAAAAATAGAAGAAGAGAAAATAAATTTAAAGCGAATAAAAGAATTAGAAGATATTTATTTAAATATAAATAATAAAATTATTGATTACAATAAATCAAATGAAATAAATGAAACAGATAATTATTATAATGATTTATGGACAAGTAATATAAAAACTAAAGAAGAAATCATAAAACTTAAAGAAGAAATTAATAAATTAAATAATAATAATGAAATTGATTATTATGAAAAAACTAGTTATATATTATTTAATTATTATGATATGATTGATAAACAATCAAATATTAAAACATTCAAATATAAAAATAAATCAATAATCGATTTATTCAATCCTTCTACATCTTCTATTAATGAAGAAGATGATGATAAAATTGTCGAAAAAAGTTCGTTAGTTGATGAATATTTAACAATAACTAATAATAATCATGTCAAAAAAATTGACGAATGTGAAAATAAAGATATATGTAAAAATTGTTCTAATTTATTAACTTGTAATCAACAAGATGCTATTATGATATGTGAAATTTGCGGATTCCAAGAACCATTATTAATTGAACAAAATAGACCTATTTTAAAACAAAATACAAAGGATAATTCCCATTTTAGTTATAAACGTATTAATCATTTTAGGGAATGGTGTAATCAAGTTCAGGGTAAAGAAAGTACAGATATTCCAAATGAAGTTTTTGAACGTATTTTAAATGAAATTAAAAAGGAAAAAATAAATGATACAAAGAATATCAGTTATAATAAAATGAGAGAAATTCTTAAAAGATTAAGAATTAATAAATATTATGAACATATCAATTATATAATTAATAGAATTAATGGTATCCCTACTCCTCAATTTTCACCAGAATTAGAAGATAAATTATGTAATATGTTTCGTGATATTCAAGCACCTTTTCTTAAACATTGTCCAAAAGAACGCAAAAATTTTCTTTCTTATAGTTATGTTTTATATAAATTTTTTCAAATTTTAGAATTAAACGAATATTTGAAATTTTTCCAACTTCTCAAAAGTAGAGAGAAATTATATGCACAAGATCAAATATGGAAAAAAATATGTGAAGAACTTAATTATAAAGTTATACCTTCCTTATAATTTATACTGGGAAACCTACTATACGGAATCCTGCACCTAGTCCAATACCTTGTCTAGCTCCCGATGATATGGATGGTGATATTAAATCAAATACTGAAAATACAGCAGCAGCTGTTAATGCAATTACCGCAACTTCACTTCCTGATAATTTATTCTTTGGTAAAACATATGCAATTATAGCAACCGCCGTAGCTTCTATTAAATATTTTAATAATAATATTATTGCCGCCCATATATCAAAACTATATACTGCTTCAGCCATCGTTCTTATTAATTAATAAGAAGAAAATAAAATTGATATAAGATTTTTATATTTAATTAAATTAAGAATGGCTGAAGAAACTCTTGTATCTACAAAAGAAGTTGATTATCTAGATGAAGATAAGCCAATTCGTAATCAAAATTATTGTCTTCTATCTTTTTTAAGTCCAGAAGATGTCCTTAAAAATAAAGAAGTTTATTATTTCTCTAAATTTACTGACAGTTTTTCTAAAGATTTAGACAGTCTTTTATCAAATCTCCAAAATAAATATCCAGATGATACTGAATTATTCAAATCTATCCGTGATCATCATTCTTATATTTTCAATTCAAGCGATTTAAATGAACAATTCAAATTCTTTAAATCCATTAAATCTACTGAAGTAGAAGCAGATTTCCATCGTGAAAATAATTTCACTACAAGTATCCGGGGTATTAAAATTAGAGGTGTATTTGATACTATCGAAGAAGCTAAAAATAGATGTGAATTTCTTAAAAAAATTGATAATAAATTTGATATTTTTATCGGTCAAGTAGGTTGTTGGTGTCCATTTTCACCAAATCCTAATGATCTGGAAAATCAAGAATATAGCGAAACACAACTTAATACTCTTATGAAAGAATATAAAAAGAATATGGAAAGCAAAGATGAAATTTTTGATAAACGCCGTATCGATTCAATTAATTCATCTAAAAAATCCGGAGATTTAGCGACTGATCTCCAAGAACCCGATACTTGGTCTTCTCGTAATCTAGAAGATTAAATATTTAATTTTTTTTTTATTTAAAAAATAGAATGAAGGCATTTGCAATACTTCTATTATTTATTGGAATGTTACTTGTTGTTAAAGGTTATTATAGTAATAAATTTAAAAATTTAAAAGAACCACAGGTTATTATTAAATATATTCCAAGAAGTGAATATGATGAACAAATGTCTCCTCAAGAAAAATTAGATGATTTTTATAAAGGATTATTTGAAAAAACACAACCAAATGTTTATGATAGTAAAATAAATATAGATGTTATTAATAAAGAAAAATGAATTTTGGATTATTATTAACATCAACTATTAATGATAAAAATAGTATTGATAGTAAACGAAATTTTTTAAAAAAATTAGATAAATATAAAGAAGAAAAAATAAAAGAAAATGATGAATTAATTGAAAAAAAAAACTCATATAATTTAAATTATCAAAAAAAAAGAGAATATAATGATGAATTATATATAAATTATCTTCAAACTTATATTAATTATAAAGAAAATTGGTTAAAATCTAATAAAGAAATTGATTTAGAAAAATTAAAAAATTTAAAAAAACCAAATATAATCGATGTAGATGATATTTTTACTTATATGCTTATTAAAAATAAAAAATTTAAAAATTAAAAAAATTCATCTTCATTACCATTCTCAAAAAATCTAAATATCCATTCAAATATTGCTAATGTTGTATAAAAAATATTTACTATTAATTTTAATACCTTATTTATAAAATTTAATATTTTATAAATAATATCTGGAATAAATTGTAAATATAATGTTAATGATTTTAATAAATTTGAAAAATATAAAATTAATGTTAATACACTTTGTATAAATTTATTTATAAATAATACCACCAATTTTATAATATATGGTATCATAATAATTATCGGTTTTATAAATGCAAAAATTAATGATAACAATTTTATTATTATTGAAAATATTTCATATATAGTCTTAAATATATCACCTATCGATGAACCTCCCGAATTTTCATTCGAATAACCAAAATAATTACCAATTTTAGATACATAATCAACATTCGAAGAATCATCATCCATTTTTTAATTATCTATTAATATTAAATAAATGATTACAAAAGTTTTTAGATTTAATTTTATCGCGTTTTTTATTGCATTCTTTATTGGTATATTATATGTTTATTTATCAACACCAAAACAAAAAATTATTATTAAATATCCTAATCCATTTAATGCAAATAAAACTATCTATAAAAATGAAAATGATATATGTTATAAATATGATGTTAAAGAAACAAAATGTAATGATAAAGCTATAGAACAACCAATTATTTAAATTATTTACAATTAGTAAAATGGATTTTAAAAAAGTAGCACAACGATTATTATATACAAATTTAGGACAAATTTTCTTAAGTTCTCTATTTGGTATTATGTTATCCTTATTATTTAAAAGAGTTTGTAAAGAAAATTGTATCATTTATATATCACCCAATAATGAAGAAATTGAAGGCAGATTATTTAAAATTGGTGATACTTGTTATACATATGAACATAAACAAGTCGTTTGTGATGGTTCACCCATTGAATATAATAAATCAGGACTCATTGGAGATAATAAATTAATCGAACCAATGTTTTTATCCAAAATTTTTTCTTAAACATTCGTACATTTCTAACTTTTAAAAATAATATCTTATTTATAAAAATGAATATGATGACATCTTTAGAAAATATTCCTCTTAAAACATCTTCACAATCTATAAATGATGATAGTAATGATCCATTAGTTAAAGATATTTTAAATGAATTTAATCAAGAAATTAATAATCAACCTCCTCCGCATCCACCTCCTCCCCTACAACCATCTGTAAATGATTATATTATTCAACGTCCAATGTCTCCTTCACCATCCATACAACAACCCATTAGAAAAACAACTTCATTATATGATGAAGAATTATTAAGAAAAACAACTATTATTACCATTTTAATCGCATTTATATTTTCCCCATTTATTTTTAATTCTTTTATAGAAAAATTACCATCGCAATTTTCTATAATTATTAATAATTATGATTTTTATATTAAATTATTAATAATTTTTATTATCATCTATCTATTAATGATCAAAAAACTAATCTAATTATAATTATGTATTATTTCATTTTTATCAAACCCTGAATAATGAACCATATCAGCGTTTAATCCTTGTATCCCATATGCGTCTTGTGAAATTTTAATCTCATTATTATAATTATTTATATCATATATATTTGTCTGTGCTTTTTCCAATAACTCATTCGATATATATGGCATTTCAATATATCCATCCTTCTCATTCATTTTTATATAATCATTTTCTATTATCGGTATACGCATATTTGATTCAGGTTTAGTGTCACCAATAAAACTATCTTTTATTTTATAATCATTTAAAAGTGGTTCTTTTATCTCCTCGTTCTTATTAAATTTCTTTTGATAATATTTAAAATATATCACTAAAAATATTATTCCTATTAAAAATCCTATTATCTCATCTATTACTATTATTGTAAATATTATTAATATTGCTATTATCATTTGATTCGTTTGTGTATTAATTATTAATGGTATATCAACATCATATATTATGAAAAATATTAACGTTATTAATAATATTATACGCAAACCAATAAAAACTTCTTCTTTCATCTTATTAAATATATATAAAATTAAACTTTAATTATATATTGAATATATGGAAACTTATTTATCACAAAGAGGATATGCTATTCTTAAAAATAATACCAATAATGCTCTCATTTCTAATCTTAAAAAAGAATTAAATGTTTCCCCAATTCTAATGTCTCCTATTAATACAAAAGATGGTAATAAAGAATATCCACTTTATCTTGAAAGTGATAATAAACTTTATCTCCCAAAATGTTTTGGATTAGAAAAATTTGGTAAACCATTATATGATAATCTATCATCTGGTATCGATTGTCCTAATCTAATTTTTAAAGGAAGTTTAAGAGATATTCAAAAAATTCCTATTGAAAATTTTATAAAATCTGCTGAAAATCCTGAAAAACTTGGCGGAATTATTAGTGTCCCTTGTGGTTTTGGTAAAACAATTATGGCAATTTATGTTGCTTGTTATTTTAAAAAAAAAACATTATTCATTTCTCATAAAGATTTCTTAAATGAACAATTTATTACAAGTGTTAAAGAATTCGTCCCCTCCTGTAAAATTGGTAAAATTAAACAAAATAAAATTGATGTTGATGGTAAAGATATTGTCATCGCAACTCTTCAATCTCTCGCATTAAGAGATTATGAATCATCTCTTTTTAAAGATTTCGGTTTAGTTATCGTCGACGAATGTCATCATATCGCAAGTGAAGTTTTTTCTAGAGCTTTTCGAAAAATGAATATTCGAATTTCCTTGGGATTATCCGCAACTTTAAATAGAAAAGATGGTTTAAGAAAAGTATTTGAATGGTATCTAGGGAAATCCGTTTTTAACTTCAAAATTGATAAAAATTCAAGTGAAATGAATGTTCATATTCATAAATATTTCGCATCTTCTAGTGAATATTCAGCAATTAAAACATTCTATAATGGACAACCAAATACTATAGCTTCTATTAATAATATCTGTAATTATAAACCTAGAACCTTATTAATCATTGAAATTTTAAAAGGAATTTTATTAAATGAAAAAGATAGAAAGTTTTTAATTTTATCAGAGCGAAAAAATCAATTGAAAGATATTGAAGAATTATTAAAAGAAAATAATATTTTCGATTATGGGTATTATATTGGTGGAATGAAAATGCATGATTTAGATATATCCGCTACGAAACAAATTATCCTCGCCACCTATCAAATGAGTAGTGAAGGTCTTAATATTCCAACGTTAAATACATTAATATTAGCAAGTCCCATTGGCGATATTCAGCAATCCGTTGGAAGAATTTTAAGAGAGAAAAAAGAAAATAGAAAATATACTCCGCTATGTATTGATATATATGATGAATTATCCGTTGTTAAATCGAAAGGATATAGAAGACTTAAATATTATAAAAGTAATGGTTATATGATTAAAAATTATATCGATAATTTATTCGTGAATGATGCATATGAAGAAGAAGATAAAAATATTAAAACAGATTTCAAAGATTTATTTATTAATGATGATTAAATTATTTATAAATAATAGATATGATTATTTTTTTCTTATTATTTATATTATTATTGATTATATTTGTCATCATTATAAGCAATAATAATAATAAAAAAATAGAGGAAGAAGTTAAAAAACCAGAAAAAGCTTCATATATTAAATATGGAGATGAAGAAAATTTAAAATTAGATGTCGTAGGTTATGAAAATGAATTAATGTATGAAAATAATCTTAAAGAAGGCGATTATATAAACCAATTTGAAGAAACTAATATTAAAAAAATTGATGATAATCAAATTGGTTTTAATCCAAAACCAAGAGAACAAATGAAACAATTGCCTTATGCTAATATAAATTTTAAATGTTTATAATATATAGAAATTATATAGAATGGCAGCAGCACAAGTAGCAGCAATACAAGCAATTTACAATAAATTAATTGCTAAATTGACTAAGGATGCTCCAAATGATAACACTTTAGAAGATGAAAATACCTTTAATTTTTATAAAATTGATAATAATATTGTAAATAATGATCCTAAAAAATTATTAACAAATATAACAATTATATTAAAAAATAATCCAAAAATTATGAATGAATCGGGTATCACTGATGGTGATTATAAAGCTTTTAGTAATCAATTGAGAAATTATGTTTTAGGATTCAATGTTGGTACAAATAATATACCAAGTATTGATACTAAACCTTTTTGTGATTTAGTATTATTTGATATTTTATGTAGAATGAGATTAGATTTATTTAATGGAGGTGTTGGAAATAAATATGGTTTTATTGAAGATGCTCCACCTGGAGGTGGAGGTGGAACAGATGTCAATAATATAGGTGGTATTAAAAAAGATGAAATATTAATTCCTGGTGCTGGTGGTGCTGCTGGTGTTACTATAGAAAAATTTTTAGGTGATAATATAAAAGCTCTCCAAATAATTCATGGATATATTGGTAATTTTGAAATGCGTATGGAGAAAAAAATTTTATTATATAAAATTTTACAAGTTTTTTTTGAAAAAATAATTAAGGTGACAATGCCTTTAAAAATAAATCCAACCAATGATAATATTAATAATTTTACTACTGGTAATCATGTAATAATAAATGATATTAACCCTAGAATGTATAGTACTACTACTGGTGTTGCTGCTGCTGCTGCTGTTGCTGGTGGTGTTGATAAAGCAAATGAGGATTTTTGTATGGATATTATATATGCTTATTTTATGTTTTATAAACTTGTTAAACAAGGTGGTTGTGCACCAAGAACAATTGTAGAAAGTTATACGGGTGGTAATAAATCGGGGAAATATGATTATTATTTATGTAAATGCAATTTTAAAGAATCTTTGAAAAAGGTTGTGGCAAAAACTGCAAGAGAAGCTGCTAAAAATTTAGCTAAAAAAGTTCTTAAAGGAAATAAAAAATCCATAAAATTCACATTAAAAAGATTAATTGGAAAAAAAGAAAAATATTATAATTATGAAGCACATTTTGATAAAAATGGAAAGATTGTAATTAAGAATCAATAATAGTTTTTATATTTATATTTTTATTATCAATATCTATATATTGATATTTCTTTGTTCCAAATGCTCTTGATAATCCAGTATCACAATAAAATATTTGATTATCAATAATAGATATTTGTTCTAATGCAGTATGACCTAAAAACATATATTTAACCCCAATCTGTTTAAATAATATATCCGTTTCATCTTTATTATTTTCTTTTCTATTCCATAATATACCATTATGACCAAGAATAATTTCATCAAATATTTCCTTATCTTCTAAAGCAACTTTGCCATTTTCCATATAATTTCGCCAAATATAATTAATATAAAAAATATCTTTATTTCTTCTTTTTAATAATTCTAAATGTTCTAAACAAAATTTAGCATGACAAAATAATAAATCCTTTATTTTTATAATCAATGGTCTTTTTGCTAATATTAAACCAATGGAACCGGTTTTCGCTTTAAATAAATCAATTCTAGAATCGTTTCTATTATTTGAAGAAACATATGAAAAATCACCAATAATATTCATTAATTCGTGATTACCAATAAGAGATAATACAGAACCTCCTTTAATTTTAGCTATATCATTTAAATGATCCGTAAAATAAATCATTTCATAGTCACTTAAAACTTCCCATTTTTCATTTGTTAATCTATTTAAACTATCAATTTGATCACCTAATTGAATGATACAAGTATTTGGAGGATTTGCTATCCATTCAAGATTTGTATTAATTACTTCACTTTTGATAAGAATTTCTTTAAATCTTTTAATATCACCATGTACATCCCCGATAATTATGAATCTATCAGTATCATTATAAAACGAATAATACATTTAATATAAAAAATGATTATAAAAAAAAATTATTAAACATATAATAATGGATAGTGAATATGAAGAATATTATAAAGAAGAATTTGTAAGATGGTATTATGGGAAAAAAGAATATGAAGATTATTATTATGACGATGATGAAATAAATGATTATTATTAAACATATTTAGATATTAGATATGATTTATTAGGATTATCTTCAAAAATATACCAAGATTTTTTATTAGCATCCCATAATGCACCTTTACTTTTTGCTTCTTCTTTTTCTGCATATTTAACATTTATATAAATACGAGCTTTTGAAACTTTTTTAATTTGATCATCATTATTAATCGATTTATTTGCTAAATAATCAGCATGATAATTGCCAATTGAATGTTTATCTTTATTTCCAGTATGTGCCATTACATGTTGATATTTAATTTTATATTTATTTGTCATTTCATAAACTTTTTTAACTAAATCTAAATTGGGGATTTTTTTTCCTTCTTTCACCTTCCATTCTTTCATTTCTAATTTCTCTCCATAAGTTGTCGCACATTTAATAGCATATTCAGAGTCCGTCACTATAACTTTATTAGGAATATCTATAGTTTTAATGATTAGAATTGCTTCAATTATTGCTGTTAATTCTGCGATATTATTCGTTAATTTATCTCCAATGAGTTCTCTTGAAACATTATTTGGATTTTCTTTATCAAAATAAATACCTATACCAGCACGAGCATTTTTTGAACCATTATTACTACATGCACCATCAGTATATACATATAAAGTATTGGAGATACTATCGATAAAATCTACGGCATCTTCAATTTTATCGAATTTTTTAAAAATTGGGTTTTCAAAACCATCAATTTGTGTTTTACATTCAACCCATGATGTATATACACCTGTTTTATGACCTTTTGCAACAGCATAAAATGAACTCATGAATATTTATATATATTTATATAAATCATTTTTTATATAAAAAATGATTTAAAATATTTATATATTTAATAAATTAAAAATGCAAACGGGTATTATATCATTTGGTGATAGAGTAGCATGGAATATTAAATGTAATAATACAAAAGACCAAATTTTAAATGAAATATATAATTTATATGGAATTAGAATTATTCAAAAACATTATTTTAAATTAGATGATACAAATATACATCATTTAAATAAAGTTCCACATATGATTTCATTGAGAACGAATGGAAATAGATATTATATATATATGACGAAATATAATAATATAGAGATTATTTATTTTATAGATATGAAAATTCATACAGGATATGAAAAACCTCGAATTATTTTGACAAGAGGTTTATTTGCACCATCTTTATTTTTAAATACCCTTTTGGAAGGTGAAATGGTAAAGACAAAAGAAAATAAATGGATATTTATAATAAATGATATTATAGCATATGAAGGGAAGAGATTAGATAATTTAAATTTATTAGAAAGATTAAAAATTATATATAATTTATTAAATACTAAATATACACCGGATGTAGTATGTGATATATGTTCATATCAAATAAAAAATTATTATTATTTATCTAAAAATTCAGTAAATGAATTAATGGAAAAATCAAAAAAATTAAATTATACTTGTAGAGGTTTATATTTCTATTCATTTTATTTAAAACATAAACCTAAATTATATAATTTTGATGAAAATATGATTGTTGATGTGAAAAAGAAACTTAAAGATATTACAGAATTTAAATCTTTAAATCAAAATGTAGAAAGTAATAAGATTACATCAAATTTCATCATAACATCTAATATTGAAATTATGAAAATGAATGATATGGAAGAATTTAAAGAATTATGGATATCAAAAACAGATGATGCAGATATATATAATCTATATGATAATTTTAATATATTAACATCAAATAAAATTGGAATTGCATTGGTACCTACATTAAAAGAAAGTATTCGATTACGTGAATTATTCAAAGATAAAAATTTAACATTTACTATTAAATTTAAATGTAGATTCAATGAAAAATTTAAAAAATATCAACCAATTGAACAAATAAATTTATAAATAATTCATTTTCTTTGAGACTGAAATATTATAAATTTGATTACAATTAATTTTTTTAGAACCATTTTCATATGTAATATTCTTTGTATTCTTATTTTCAATTCTATTATATCTAATTGAATTATTAGAATAAATACCTGATTTGCATTTTCTGTGCATCTTTATATAAAAACATTTATTAAAACTAAAATCATTTTTTTTATTTAAGAAATTTATTAGAAATTTAATTAAATATGGATGAAAAATGTTATTTATCATTATTAGAAACTGTTTATAATGATGGAATTAAAAAAGAAACTAGAAATGGTATTACATATTCTGTATTTGGTTCTATTTTAAAATTTAATGTTAATAATGGTAATTCATTTCCTTTATTAACAACTAAAAAAGTATTTTTTCGTGGAATTGTAGAAGAACTTTTATGGTTTTTAAGAGGTTCTACTAATTCAAAAGAATTAGAAGAAAAAGGAATTAATATTTGGAAAGGTAATTCAACAAGAGAATATTTAAATTCAGTTGGTTTAATTAATAATAAAGAAGGTGAATTAGGTAAAATTTATGGTTATGAATGGCGTTCATTTAATGGATATTTTGACCAAATTAAATATATATTACATGAATTAAGTCTTAATAATAGTAGAAGAGCTCTTTTATCTGCTTGGAATCCTTGTGATTTAAATGAACAAGCACTTCCTCCATGTCATCTTCTTTATAATTTTTATAAAATTGATAATGATAATTTAAATTGTATGATGTATATGAGATCAGCTGATTTATTTCTAGGTGTTCCATTTAATATTGCTTCTACTGCATTATTAGCAATGATTATTGGAAAAGTAATGGGAATGAAAGTAAATGAAATATGTATATCTATTTGTGATTGTCATATATATGAAGAACATATTGATGCTGTAAAAGAACAATTAACAAGAGATTTATATAAAAGTCCTATTGTAGAGATTAAAAAAGAAATTGATATAAATTCGTCAATTGATGAAAAAATAAAATGGATTGAAGAATTGAGATATGAAGATTTTGAAATTAAAGATTATAATTATCATCCAATTTTAAGAGCTATTATGAAATAAGACCAAACTCTGTTAAATAAAAATTATTAGATTTAAGTTGAAGTGAATATAAATTACCAGTGTATTCAATTTTTTTTATATTTTTTATCTTATTCCAAACATAATTTTCATAAATAAAATTATTTTTATCCTCTTTCAAAATTTTAATATGAGTTTTACCATCTTTAAAATAAGATGTAAATGATATTCCTAAAAATAAACATGTAAATTTAATTATTTTAAATATTTCATTATCTGTAATAATGAATTCATTCGTATTCTCTGTAATACCATTCATATATTCTGTTAATTCTTCCATATTCATTTTAAAAATATCATATAATTCTATCTTTCTTTGATTCGTAAAATCAAAAATACTCGAAAAATTATTTCTTTTTAAATCATATACTATTTCTTGTGATTTTAAATATCTTTCCAAAAAATCTATCGATGATTTATCATATTCATTATTAAATTTTAAATTAGATGTTAAAATTAATCCTTGAAATCTATAATAATCATTATCTATATGTGTTTTTAATGTATTATTTAAATAATGATTTAATGGAAATCCTAAAAAATCAAAATCACTCAATTCACCAAATGATGTATTTTGAATATATTTATATTTATTATCATCAATCAAATTTTGAATGTTTTTTAAATCATAATTATAAGGAATATTTTGAATCGCTTTTACCTTTATATTATCATTTAAATAAAAATTTTCAATCTTATTTAATTTATATTTTTTCTTAAATACTTTTGAAATTTCATCTATCTCTTCATAATAATAATTATTATCTTTATCTATTGATAATATCTTATCTTCTTTCTTAATATCATCTAAACGAATAAGACCTTTATCAGTAAATACTAATATTTCACCTCTCAATAATTTATTCATATTTATTTTTAATTAAAAAGAATATCTTTAAATAATAATTAATCATATTTATCACAATTCATATCACTCCAAGGAATACCACACATTTTAGAATAAGCACATCTTAATATATTTTCATCATATCTTCCTTTGCTATTTTTACTCAAATCTTTATCTTTTGCAGCTAATAATAATGGATATACTCTATTACATACTAATGGAACTTTACTTAATGTTGTTGACAATGAATCTATAACAGTACCTGTTTTAATTTGATTTATATAATTAGTAGTACTAGAATTAATATCTGGTAATTTAATTAAGTGATTTACTGTTAATTTATCAGTTGAACCAGTCTTTACTATATCACTATTAACATCATTTATTTTTAAATTGTCTTTTTCAATTGCAAATTTGGTATTTACATCATTAGCCAATGATTTTGATATATGTCGGTATTCTTCTTTATTTGCATCAGGTTTATAATAATTATTCATTAACAATGAACTTTCTATTAAATTTTTATAAACATTGCTATCGTGTCTTCCAACAATTTTATCTATTATATATAAATTTTTGTTATCATTTATATCGGCAACTATATATTTTTCATTATCACTATCAATACCTTCTTTATTATATGAACTACCAGATGCAATATAGAATTTATTATGATCACTACCAGTCATACCAATTGCGTCACTACCAGTTGCTTTACTACCAGTTAATTCACTTAATCGATTGAAATAAATGTCTGATTTACTAAAAATATTAGAATTTAATACACATCTATAATTAAATAAATTAGCATTAATAGAATTACTATCAAAATATTTTGTTAGATTAGCATCATATTCTAATGTCCAATAATCTGGACAACTGATATTAGGATAATCATAATTTTTATTTATTTTAATAGGTTTAAAATTAAGTATATTATAATAAAGATAAATAATTAAAAGAATAGTTCCAATTATAAAAACAATAGTCAAAGGTAAAAATTTATTAAATAAAACATATTTAATAGTTGAAGATAAATAACTTGAAACTATAATCAATAAAGCTATAAATGCATAAACAATACAAACGGCAATAGTTCCCTTAAATATTTTTTCTTTTCGAAGTTCATAAATTGTCATATCATAATCGTTTATTTTTAAATCTTCATCAGTTATAGAAGATTTATTAGAACAACTTGTAGATTTAGTATTGCCCATTATAATAAGTTCTATTTATATAAATGATTTTATTTCAAGTATTTTAGTTCCTTTTTGCGATGGTAATTGGGAATGTTCTAAAGGTAAAGGTAATGTTGAAACACTTTTTTTATATTCTAAATATTGTTTAATATTTTTAATAATTTCATCAACGGACCAACGAATAACTAATGTATTTA